TGCATCGCGTCGGCCATGAATTTCATGCTCTCCGAAGCCACGTCAAGCCCTATGGAATTGTCCGTAACAACCTGGCTGAAGTGAACCAGCTCCTGCACCGGCACTTTGGCCTCGGTCGCTATTGCCAAAAGGTCGCGCCTGAAACGGTTGACCGCCTCGCCTGACATTCCGGCGTTGGTGCCGATGCGGATAAGGCTGTCCTCATAGTCGATGCTTGTTTTTGCAAGATATAGACCGCCCATGGTGACGCCCAGGGAAGCGATCTTTGCGCCGACAGTTGAAAAGGCCCGGTCAATGGCCCCGGCGGCGCTTACAGCTTTGTCTTTGAAACCCTGTGTTGACTTTCCGGCATCCTTCATGCCGCGGTCGACAGATTTGGCAGCGCTGTCTGCTTTTTCCTTAAATTCTTCTGTGGCCTCTCCGGCGTGTTCCATGCCGCGGTCAACAGATTCGGTGGCGTTTACCGCCTTTTCTTTGAAATCCTGTACGGACTCCCCGGCGTTCTCCATGCCGCCTGAAAGCTTGTCGTTTAGGGATAGTTCTACTGAGGCTTTTAATTGGCCTGCCATTACCGTGCCCTGTGCATGTTGTTGTAAATGGAAACGGCCGTTTCATGCCAGCAGCTCAGATCATGCCATGTAAAATCCATGGCGGTTTCGAAGCTGATTGACGGCATGAGCATTAAGAGCTCTCCGGCCATTCTTCGGAGGCTGTCGACGAATTCCCCGGTGGTGATTCCGGCGGCGTCTTCGCCGCCGTCGTAGGGTTTTCCTCTTTCTGCTCAAATAAATTGATCTGCCCCATAAAGCGCATGTTTGTTCTTGATAGGATTACAGCGCAGTCGGCGAAGTCTTCCGGGATCATCTCAGCAAGCAGCGATTCCGGCTCGCCTGTAAGGCTTGACATAAGGGCAACCGCAGCCGCCACAGTGCCGTCTTCGTACCTGTCGGTACGCAATGCGTCCTTCAGCTTCGGCGGCTTAAAATGCAGTTCCGTTACAGTCCTTTCGCCGAGCGTAAGCGGCACTCGCAGTTTTACCGTCTCTGTCGCAAACGGATCGATCTTTGCCATGCGCCTATCCCTACGCCAGGCGCGGGCTGGTTGCCGAGTTGTACTCAATGTCCATTTCGGCATCGCCCAGCTCGCCGGGCTCTATCACCCAGGCGTTAGGCATCATGTACTGCTTGCCGCCTGTGGTAAAGATCGTGAGGGTGTCCTCGCCCATGCTGCTCAGCTCTTCGACGCCGAGCTTTCCTGTAGCGTTTAGCTTCAGCTTTAATACCGCGAACGTCTGGCTTTCGGTGTAGCCGGTATTTTCCGGCACCTCGCCCGCCTTGGTTTCCCGCTTTTTCCCTGCTGGCTTAAACGTCGCCCCTTTCTCCTGAACCGGCAGCTCGCCAAGGCCCGCCGAAATAACCCGCTTTACCCTTTCAAGTACCATAGCCTCCCCCTGTTATTTGAATTGCAGCAGCCCAGCGCCGATATAGAACTGGCCTATAAGGTTCGGCTGGTGCAGGTATTCAAGCCTGGTTTTGCTGCCTTGCTTGACTTCGACAATGATGGATTTTTTGTAGCTTTCAAAATCCTGGCACCACTGCTTGGCTTTGATGAACACCTCGCTGTAGAGTTCCGCGAGGAACGAGCGCCACACGCCGCAAGTCATTACCTTTGAGCCTGAGCCGAAGTTTTCTTCCGTGCTTGCCAGCTTCCAGGTCTTAAACCTCTTCTTCGCCTCGGCGTTTATGTAGGTCCGGACCGCGTCGACGGTTTCCGGAACCTGCACGTCGAGGTAGCTTGTGTCCCTCCCGCCGTCGGTGTTTTCGGTGTAGCTGGTAACCAGCCGCTCGATAAGCACGTTGCCTGTCGTGTCGAGGCGGTATGTGGCAATGCCGGCTTCAAGAAGCTTTTGGCGTTCCCAGAAAGAAAAGTCCTGGCCGCCGATTAAGCCGGTAACTTTCGTGTCATAAGTGTTGGCGGCGGGATCGTCGGCAAGGATGCGGCAGGCAACGGCGCACCACGCGGCAGCCCATGCGCAGGGCAGGTCAGGGTTTCCGCTCCTCGGTAAAAGGACAATGTGCGGCGAGTTTACGTCCCTCGCTTTATACAGCATCGAGCCAGCTTCGGTTTTGCTCCCGAGCGGCCCCGTCAGGGCGATGTACATCCTGCCGCCGATTTGACGCATCGCTTCAAACCGCGATTCTAGCTCGTCGGAGCTGTACTTGATGCTATTGGCATCGCTGAAGTCGCTCGCGAAAAAGTTGTACCGCGTCTCGCCCAGGCCTGTAAGGAAAGGCTTGATATTGGTAACGCCGGTTCCGGCTGTGATTGCCCCTTCCTCCACCGACACGCCGGGCGCGGTAGATTCTATGCTGACGCTGTTGCTGTTTCCCACAATGCCTTTCACATTGCACATAACAACGATGGATTCTGGGTTCTCGGTGTCGACTTCGGCGATAACCGGCAAGGTAAGCTCCGAGTTGATTCTGGCGACAATGGCGGCTGCGACGGCCTCCGCGTTCGCGCCGGCGGCAACCGCCGCCTCAAAGGCCTGACCGTTTATTGTTATGTTGACTGCTCCCGGCTCGGCGTTATTCACGCTGACAGTGAACCGCTTTTTCCAGGCAGTCCCCGCCTCCGGCTCAGGGATTGGAAGTACGTACAGTTCTTCCACTTTGTTAAGCGACAGAAAGGTTTCCGCCATGATGGCGGCAGGGCTGCCATAGCCAAAGAGCTGGTGCGCCTTAAACCCTTCAAGCACGTTGAGCGGCTTCCCGCTTTCGGCCTCCGAATACGAAAGCTTGTAGCCTATCATCAGCGCCTTTTTAATATCGCTTTGCGCCCCCGCAAGGGAGTTGTCGACTTCCTGGTACTGCCCGGGAACCAAAAGGTTAGCCGGAATTTGCCTCATCGGTATCGGCATGTTGAACCTCCAAATTTACGTTATCTTTCACAGCGGCATCCCCAATATGGTGCGTCGCGTCATAGCCTTCGAAATAATCAAGGTCGTCGAGCCGGACTCCGCCCTCGCCGTCGTCAAAGACCGTGGCCGGAATTCTCAAGCTCCACCTGATGCCCCAAAGGGTTACGTTGATCTGATCAAGAGTGCCGGAATAAAGGCACTCGGCTTCAATGTCCTCCCCTCCGCCTATACTCCAATCCATGTCAACCCACCTTAAGACTGGGACTAATGCTGAAACGATTTTCAACGCCCCATCGTACAGTCGATCTTTGCTGTCGGCCCGGTACAATACCCAGCTTATAAAACTGATGGCGCAGTCCTTATCCGAATAGCGCATAAATGAAGTGAGTATTGCTGGGGTTTGGTTAGCAAGCCGCTTAATCTCGGCTTCGTTGAACATGCCCGGATGCGCCGCTATATGCAATTTTTTATTTTTCGCGAACGCAGCTTTTATTTGCTTGATAGCATCGTCGCGGATGCCTACAAAATCAACAATCATGCTATTTTGCCCCTCAAAAAAACATCTATGGCATCTTCAAGCTCGTCGATATTGTCAGTGCTTAACCCCAAGAACTCGCGGCGGCGTTTTTTATCCTTCGCGCTTTGGTGGAAGTCCGCGTATTCCATCGGCGAGCCGACAAGGACGCTGTCCCTGCCGGTAAGCTGGCTTTCAATAGTTGTCATCAGAAGCCCTTCACGGTTCAGTATGCCGCCGCTTGAGGTCAAGGCCTTGCGCTTTTTATACGCTTCGGTTAATTCATGCCAGGGATCGCCGGAAGGATCCTTCTGGAGCTGAAAGCGTTCCCAGGTCTGATGCTCAAGCACGCCTCCCAGGCTGCTTAGCAGCCTCTCTTTGTCGCCGCCAGACAGGGCGAAACCGTTGAGCTTCCTCTGGAGCCTCTCTATTTCCCGGAGGTTTACCTTGACCGCTGCGCTGCCCATTAGAACACTCTGCCTTTTTTAAAGTACCTGCTGTCCTGGATTCCGTCCTTTCCGGCGGTTACCACTTCCGACCCCTGGTAGCCAGGCCCCTCAAGGCCGCCCTGGTATTCGCGGTTGATTTTTTCAAGGAGGGCAAGGCTCTCCTTGTATTTGTTCCGCTGGTTCTCGCTGTTGGTAACGGCGTCGGTCAGGCGGTCAAGGGCGATGTCGGCGCAGATTGCCTCAAGCGCGTCTGAAAACTGCGGGTTTACAGGGCGCTTTATTTCCCCGTCCCCGCCAAGCAGCCAGGGAAGGTGGGCGACAATAACCCCGGTAGATTGCCGCAGGGCTGCTTCTATCCGTTCAGCATCCGGCTCGCCGTCTTCTCCATTTGGAAGAATAACGGTTGAGGGCTGCATGGATAGAAACTGCTCTGCGGAAATCAGTGGGGTCATTCAGCTTTCGCCTCTTTGCCGTCTATGATTTCGACCCAGGGATCGAGCCGGAGTTTTGCCAACTGCGATTCGGTTACCTGGTAGGTTTCCGGCATCTGGGTCAGCGCAAGCCCGGCGCACCGGTAGCGCGGGTACTCGGTTTTGTGCCGCAGAACCACAGGCTGCTTTTTCTCGTTGGCGGAATCAGCCCCGCCCCCGGCGGCCCCAGAACCTTCCTTTGGGCTCAAGGCCGATCCTGCACCGGGGGCGGGGTTTTCATCCTTCTTATTGTTACTAAAATTTATTTTTTCGTTGGAAGTTGGTTTGTCCGGTTTTTCTTTTTCCATGAACGCCTCTCCTTAAATGTGCGGGACTACCAAGAGTTCCGCCGTGTGGTAGTTGG